GGTTGGTCGATGTCCACTGAGAGGCAGTGCCTCTCCGCAATTGAATTTGCACTGCCATTAGGGACTACCCCCGTCAAAAATTGACGATTCAACAAATATTTCAGAAAACTGCGCAAACGCTGACTGGTTATAAACGCCACCATCAAGGACAACGCCGTCGTTGCTTGTAATTAACGACGCCACAACAACGTCAATTAAAGATGGGTATTCAACAATGCTCATTTACTTCTTTTTCGTTTTCTTCTTGGTTGTCGCTGGCTTCATTGCTGGCTTCATTGCTGACTTCTTCTTCATCATTTTCTTCTTCGAACGCATGTGTGGCCCTTTCGGCTCGGGTGTTGACGTATTTCATAAACTGCTCCGTGCAGTTCTTGTAATAACCTTTGCTCATCAAATGAGCGCTTGCTGTTTCAAGATCGGTAAGTTCTTGAACAAAAACCATTGAATATTCTTCTTCAATTAACGGTTCCCAATTTGTCAGTTCTTCTTCGGGTTGTCCCGTGTCAATTGTATCGTCAGGAACAAAAGACATAAGCGTTAAATTTTCATGGGCAAGATTGTCGTTTTGTTCTTCGCACCAATTAGACAATTCTTTTTGCGTTTCGTCAATTACTACAATTACAAGACTTGATTCTTGTGTTTCCCATTCGTCGCATACTTTTAACACATCGTCTTGCGAACCAAAGATAATTTCGACATCGTTGTTAACCCAAGCTGACATTGCGTATGGGCATGGTGGCAAACCATTAAAATGATCCGATGGGACGTTTAAAACATATTGAATCCATCGTTTGATTTCTTCAAGAATGACAACTTCTTTTTTTGTTTTTAAATACTGAGTCATTCCATTCCGCCCATGTTAGAAACGTTTGGATCAGAACCCATCAGAAGACGAATCATGTCGTCATCTCTTCCTTGACCGGTTTGGCCGCTTCGGCCTTCGCGAATGTATCGCCGAGTTGTAACCGGAGGACTGTTGACTCTGTCTTGTGGGTCTTGCATCATTGCCATGTCTTCGTCGGTCATGATGCCAAGGATCTCGTCAAGCTCGGGCGTGTTGCTGTACTTGCTTACATAGTGCAAGAATTTCTTCATGTCAGGCTTAACACCCATTTGCATCATTTGCGGAGCCATCGGCAAAATGACACCCTGCATGACTTCCATCATGCTTTGGACTCTTTCCGCCGGACTGCGGTCCTGCATCGAATATGGAGCAATATCAAGATCAAAGTCAACAAAGTCGGCTTCTCTTACTTCGGGACGAAAATCAGTTCTGATCTTAATACCCGTGTCTTCAATGTCTTTGCTAAACGGATAAGTGCCAATCGGGTCGTAGTAAATGTATTTTGCAATAACCTCCATAACTTTTTTGACTGCGGAGGTTGTTCGTTCTTGCATGTCCACGATTTTCATGGAGCTTGCTTGCTTAAGCAAACGTTCCTGACCAAGAGTATCCGCACCCTTAGAAAGGCCACCAAGCGTGTCAAGGTTGCCACCGAGGTAACTAAACATGTCTTTAAGCTGAATCAAGAATGCAAGACTTGATTGATCTACGCCGCCAAACTTGGCTTCGCGAGTAGCTTCTGGTCTGTCTGATCGGATTGTGTCTCCGTCGTTTGACCTAACGATTCGTTCTCCGTCTTCTTCTGCACCGCCAGCAACAATAGTGATTGTTTTTTGCCGGTTTGCTTGACGACCAAGCTTTCTAAACATTGAGTTAGAAAGATCGTTCAAATCAATCAAGTTGGCAATTGGAGAAAGCGGCATCAAGTTGCCGGGGACATCTCCATATCCAAGAATGTGATACGGGCCTTCTTCTGGTCCAGTCCAATCTCTTTCGGCAACTACGTTTTGTGGATCAAGACCACCGTCATCTTGGGATTGAAACGTAACCATCTTGCGTTCATACGGAAGGTAGATATCCCAAAACTCTATGACTCTGTTTGTGTCGCGTCCTTGGTATCTGTCGCCACCAATTGAAACAGATTCAATTCTTTCGTCGCCCTGCTCGTTGCTTGTGCCAATGATTGTTTCTTTCAGATTTTTGGTTTGGTCTCCAAACAAATCCGTTTCAATCACATACTCGTAAGGCAACTGGTATCGGTTACCGATGTACTGCGGCTGATCCCACTTAGACACCGTCATATCAACAACAAAGTCATCAAGGTCTACGGTTTCGGCAAACACCGAACCGGAATCTCTAAAAATGCCTTCAAGCTCTGCTGCGGTTTCATCACTTGGCGACAGGCCAACTTTCATGATGCCTACAGAAAACAATGCGTCTGTAACCCAAGATGAAAGCGTGTTCTCAAAACGCATTTCTTTAAGAACCTTGTTCATTACGATTTCAAGGTCTAGGGCCAGCCCTCTGTTTTCAGAAGAGTTAGATTGAACTACAACCCGAGGGGCAGATGCTGCAAGCTGTCGCTTGTAAACAGAGATAGCCATCTCAAGAAAGTTAACTGGCATTCGCTCTGGGGCAGCCTCATCGGTGTAATGAGCGCCGGTGTAAGCCTTTACCGCAGCAAGACGCTGACGCCTGAAAGGCTCCAACTTACGACGAGAATATTCCACTGATTCAACGAGCTTTTCGTTTGTTAAGATTCTTGCCATTTACCATTGCCCTGTTTTGGTCGTTGTTTTTTTATCGCTAGCTATTTTGCGGCGATGAAGAAAAGAATCTTCCGGGATAACTTCAACTTGTTTTTTTACAACCGGAAATTTGCTCATTGCTTTGCAAAGCAACGCATCGGCTGTAGGTCGATCACCATGATTTTCTTTCGCACCAGAAGGATCAAGCTTGCTTAAACTTCTAGAATGAGTGATCCAACCTGTTGCTGCATAAATGATTTCTCTGCATTCGTCAAGTGCGGGTCGAGATCGGTTGATGAAAGACCCATTACTTAACGCTCTTCGGTATTCACCGTAAACCGATCTTTTCTCGTCTTTTGTAGGCCACCAGCCGGGAATGTCTGTTTGTTTTTTGCTTCTGCTGGTTTCGTTTGTTCGGTAATAAATATTTCTATACCCTAACTCTAGCACAACATCTCCGAAATTCCTTCCGGGACCGGGTGCTTCCCAGATCAAGAAGGCTCCGATGTTGTCCGATCCTTTGAACCAGTTCGCAAGCGCAACCGCATAACGCCCGAGTTGGTCCGGTCGAGTCCTTGGGTCGCAGAACTCGGCCACCTTTTCACCCGTTCGGCAATCACCAACCGAAATAACCGAATTGGAAGCGCCCGTGCCTGTTGCGATATCGACACCAATGGCAAATTTTCGGTCAGATGGCATTTGGTTCTGGGCATCGTGGTGAATCCACAGCTGAAGCCGCCCATTGGGGCTGGCGGTAAAGCCTGTCACCCTTCCTCGATCGTCAAATTCCAATTCTCCTTTTAGGTACGGTGGAACAACGTGGTTGTTGACGTGTTTATTCAGTTCTGCCGGGTCAAAGAACTGGTAATCACTAGCCGCAAAGTCAATATCTAGTTCCTGAGCAATCTCTTGCGGGTGAGCGCAACGTTTGCATTGCTCGTCATACCAAGGGCTGCGGGACTTTGTGCCGTCCATGTACAAGCCTTTGGACTTTTCAGGGTGAAGTGTCCAATGAAGACGCCATTTTTTGATGTCTTCTAGTCTTGTTAGGTCAAAAAACGCCCCGCTAGTGCCAGCAGGGGTCGAATTGAAGATTCGGCAGTTTGTGGCATCACGAGTAGACGACAAAGCTCGATAACTCGCGTCTAGCTCAAATGCCGCGTATTCGTCCAAGGCAATAGCGGTACGCCGGTCACCACGGGCCACGTCCCCAGTCGTCGATTCACCGTCAATATTGCTCCCATTATCCTCGTTGGTCAGCCGCAGCTTGGTCCGGGTCATATTTGGAAGCAGCCATTTGGGTTGATTCTTATGCAAGAAGTCAATCTTCCAAAATAAGCTCTTGGGATTACCCGGCTTATCGACATAGTCCTCGTTTCTGCTGACCAACAAAAACGACAAATCTGGTCGAAAATGCCACATCCATTCAAAAACAGTCAAAATGCACCATGATGCCCCCATATCGCGGCTTTTGGTCACCAAAACGTCTTTGCCGTTCTGGATGCAGTCCACAATGTCTAGCATCAAGTCGTCTTGAAACGGGTAGGTCAGGAACGGGATTGACCCGTTTTCGCGTCTGGGGTCATATGTCCAGCCAAAGGTATTGACGTAAAACAACAAGTCACGCTTGCAGGCCGTCCAAACATCTGAGGCAACTTCCCGGTTCCTAGACGCAGCAACCAAGATATTAGAACGAAACTCAAGGTTTTCAGCCATGTCCTTGGGGACCGTTAAAAGCAGGTCACTCATCTGATTGACCAGAAATCTGAATACGGTGGATTAAGTCCATAATTGGCTTTCCGTCATCAGAAAAACGGGTTTCAGCCTCAAGTGCCGCCTTGGTAGGCATCAACTGACGCCACATCTGGCTCCAAAATGACGCCTCATTAGCGTTGTTACGCCTTGCCCACTGCAACATCGCCCAAGATTCAGCACTCGGAGCGTCCTTCGGCTCCGCATCACTCACCATCAGGTAGGAAGCTACCCACCTAACAGTGTCAGCAGTGCTGGCAGTCTCAGCTTTGAACTCGTCACGCTCAGCAAAACCGGAAGACAACCCCCCAGAACTCTCGGGAGAGGACCGGGGGGTCGTGGAAGGAAGAATCTTCTCAGGATCCGCGTCAGAAGGTGGCTCGTAACCCTCCAACATCAAACGATCAGCTTCATTCCAAGCTTCCTCAGCAGCCCAACCCTCGCCCTTCAAATGCTCGCGAATACGAACGAAATGCTGCCAGCGACCAAGACCCGTCCAGTGTTCCTTGATCCCAGACTTAGTCTTACGCTTCATGAATTCTCGCCGTCCCGGTTGACTCATGACCAAAGTCTAGCAAACGCACACGCTATACGCCGTTTACCACAAGTCTAAATCAGCCTCGCGGTTTGAGGAGCTATGCATTACAGCAAAGCACCCCCGTGGGGGCGCGGGCAAGGATCGGCGACCGCGTGCCTGCGTGCCTCGTTTCGCGTGCCTCACGGCCTCGCTTCCGCCTGCCGCATGCCCGCAAATTCTCGCCTGCCTCGCGCGCGCTCTCCGGTGTGGATCGGCTCATGCTTCGCTGGTCTTGGTATCTCTCACGTCTGCCTCACGCTCTCTCGGGCTTGCCGATGTTTGACCGGCTGGGCGCCGCTGACCGGCGAGATGGCATCGAGTCTCCGCGCCGCGCCGAGGGGAGCATAACGACTCTGTCCAGCGTCGCTGTCTCTGCCGTCAGGCTGTCCACGAAGAAAACCGCCCAATCCTCCGGAGAAGATCGGGCGGCTCTTGAGCGAGGCTCTGCGTGGATGTCAGGGCTTGTCGATGAGGCTTGAGATGAGGGAGAGAACGCAGACGATGAAGAAGAAAATTCCGAGGTAGATGATGGTCATTTGTCTGTCCAACAAGCAGAGGTGTCGCAGGCGTCAGGATCGTTGTCGTCTTCGCCTAACGGCTCCGAGCAGAAGTCGCAGCGATAGTCCACCTCGGAGTAGTCTGGATGCCAGTCTGCACTCTCAAGCGTTCCCTTGGGTTCGTCGTTGTCGAGTCGAACCCAACCCGGAT